AGCGGCAGCTCCCGCCAGGTGAGCCCGCCTTCGCTGAGGATGCGACGGTCGCCGGTGAGCTCTTCCTCGGTGGCGAGGATGGTGCGGAACGTCGACGGGAGATCGCCGGTCGTGCCGGTCACTTCGATCTCGCCGTCGAGGTGGGCCATCGACGAGCTGCTGGCCGTGTCGTCGTCGGGCTCGTCCCATGGGGCGACGAGCGCCGGGTCGTCGAAGGCTTCGGCCATGCGGGCGTAGAGCCCGCTCACGACGGCCCTGAGCGTCTCCTGGTCGGCGTCGGGGATGCCGTCGACACCCTCGGCGAGCGACGCTGCGACAGCGAAGACGCCTGCAGGCACGACTCGGAGCTCGCCGTCGATGACGTCGGCGAAGCCCAGCGAGTACGACCCACGATCGGCGGGGTCGGCGTCGGGGTCGCGGTACAGGAACGCACGGCCGAAGCAGTCGGGGTCGATGGCGTCGCCATCACCGGGGCACTCGGCGGCCACGGTCTCGGAGGCGGCCTGGGCGTCCCAGGTCAGGTCACGGGCACCGATGGGGAGCTCGACGTCGCCGACGACCTCGAAGGTGGGCGTCGAGGCTGGGCCCGCCAGGTTCGGCAGGAGGGTGAGCAGCTCGAGCAGCAGCTCAGAGCGCAGCAGCGCGCGGTCGTCATCGCTCAGGGTGGTCATGCTCTCTCCCAACCGTAGCGGCCGCCGCGACCGCCAAGGTGTCATCGTCGGAAGCGAAGTCGAGCACGGGCTCGAAGTCGCATTGGCAGTAGAGGTGATCGCCGGGGAAGTAGAACGGCGTCGGCGGCCACGGGTCAGGGTTGGCGAGCTGCGGGTCTTGGAACGTCTGGAACGTCACGAAGTCGAGGTCGAGGTGCGGGTCGAAGTTGATCTCCCGAGAGCCGGGGTCGCCGTAGAGCCAGACGAAGCCGGTGCGTCGGATGCCCGCCGATTCCCGAAGGAGGTCGAGGGCGGTGCGGCCCGTGGCGACGCCGCCGTCGACGGCCTCGGTCGTGGCGTCGATGAGAGCGCCGCCTGAGCTCGGGGCGCCCGTGCCGCCACCCGCCCGTGACACCGCCGAGCGGACGTCGCCTGCGGGGACGAGGACCCCGGCGTCGAATTCGCCGGGGCGGGCCGGGTCGATGTCGGCTTCAGGCCGTGGGTCGAAGAGTCGCCGGTTCACGACGGCGGTGAGCCGGGCGAGCAGCAGCGCCCATGCCTCGGAGCGGTCGCTCTCCTGCTTGGCTCGGATCGTCTCGACGACGCCAGGGTCGAGCTCACCGAAGCGGCGGGCCCGGTCGATCGCCGCTTCCTGAGAGCGGGCGACCCAGGTGTCGAAGCGTTCGCCGAGGTCGTCGAAGGCACCGGCGAGCAGCTCTTCGAGGTCGGATTGCAGCCTGTGCGTGAGGGTCGGGCCGAGCGTGGCAGCGACGAGATGGTTCGGGACGCCGCTGATGGCGTCGGCGGCGAGCGTGTCGGAGCCCGCCCGTGAGCGCAGACGTGCCCCAGCGCGCTCGAGGACACGGCGAAGCGAAGCGTCGGCGGCGACGAGGATGCGGTCTCGGAGAGCACGGTCGGCGTCGACGAGCTGGCGGCCCAGGTCGGCGAGGGGCGGGGCGGCGGCCACGAGCGCTGATGCGACGATGTCGACGATCTCGGGAGCGGGTTCAGGCGTCGATGGCTGCACCGTCTCGGGCGACGCCGGGGCGGGCTGGGCGAGCTGCGGGCTGGCGGGCTGCTTGGCGGCGACTCGTCGGGCGAGCTCGGCGTCGTCTGGGGCGTCCTCTTCGGCGAGACCCAGCGCCTTGCGAAGCGCCTCGTCGCTGGCGGCGAGCCGATCGTGGGCATCCTTCACGTTCTGCGCCATGTTCGGGTGTGCGACGAGCGAGGTGGCGTCGTACCAGACGACGATGCGCTCGTCGGTAATGCCCATTGCTTCGAGAGCGGGCTGCAGATAGCCGACGGTGAGGGCGCCGACGAAGAGGTTCGCCACGGGCTCGATGTGCGCCGAGAATGTCGTCTCGTCGATCTGCCACGCCGTCCAGTGGTTCGCGTCGGCCATCCCGAGCAGAACCTCGGGCGGCAGGTCCACGCCGTTGGCGATGCGACGGATCAGCTCGACGCGCTGGTCGGCTGCCGTGGCGTCGAAGGGCCGGTCGAAGGTGAGCAGGTCGACAGCGGCCAGGTCGTCGCGCTCGCCTCGAAGGATGAACGGCACGACCCCAGACGCCGAGCCTTCGTCCTTGATCGGCGCCGACAGGTGGGCGAGCAGGTCGTCGGTGAGCTGGTCACGTCGACCCTCGCCCTGGCCTTCGCCGTCGGTGTAGTCGAGCGGACCGTCGCTCGCGTCGGACGGCACCTTCAGGATGCCAGCGGGCAGCCGAGAGAGCGCCGTCGCTCGGATGACCCGGGTCAGGATCTGCAGCTCGTCGCACAGGTCGAGCACGGCCCGCATCGACGAGTCGGCCAGGTCGGAGAAGCGGGGGTGCCGCTGCCAGATGCGAAGGATGAAGGCGTCCTCGCCGAGCGGTTCGATGGCGGTGGGCCCGCCCAGGCTAGCCGGGCTGGTCCTGATGCCGAGACGGTCGGGGTTCTGGGGATCTCGGACGAGCTCGTCGATGCTGAAGAGGTCCCACCGCTCGGGCTCGTCGTCAGTGCCGGGGCGGCCGATGAGGAAGGCTTCGCCGGTGATGAAGTGGTTCGTGCCGAAGTCCCGTTGGATCTCGGGGAGGCCACCCTCGGGGGAGCGGAGCCGGGCGAGTGCTGCCTGAGCGGCGAGGGCGGTCGCTGGGGCGACGATCGGCTCGCCAGCTTCGTCGGTCGAGTCGACTGGCACCGGGGGACGGTCGGGGTCGGTGATGACGCCCACGAAGAGCCGCAGCTTCGATAGGGCATTCCCGAAGTAGCGGCCGCCGTACCGGATCTCGCCGATGGTGTCGTAGTACGACCAGGCGAGCTCCTGCCACGGTTCGGCGACGGTGGTGCGTTGCTGCTGTCGGTTGGGAGCGTCGGGCTCGATGCGCTTCGCTGAGGCGGTCATGCCGTGCATCGGCTGGCGGCGCCGGGCACGGGTCATGGCGGCGAGCTGCTCGGCACGGCCGATCTCTCGGGTGAAGTTGCGCTCCATCGGCGAGTCGGTCACGGCAGGGTCCTCACGAGACGGTCGACAGGAACCCGACGACAGCCGAGATGGCGAGAGCGTCGGCGATGGCCGCCCAGGTGTGCGGGCGGGCACGACGGGCGACGACGACAGCGGCCGACGCCCAGAACCCTACGCACCAGTAGCACTCGATGAGCTCGGCGAGCTTGGCGCGCGCTGGGCGGGCTGGGCCGTCGGCGAAGGCGAAGCGCACGACGGCGCCGCGGGGCGCCTCGAGGATCGTGTCGTCGACGACGAGACGGGTGAGGCGGAAGGCGGCGAGGGCATCGACGGCGAGAGCCGCAGGCGGGGTCACCGCTCGACGCACATGCCGCCGAGACTCACGGGACGGCCCGAGCGTCGACGTGGGGAAGCAGGCACCGGCGATGCGCCGTCGAGCTCGGCTTCCATCTCGGTCTTCGTGCTCTTCGACGTCAGCCCGTGGCCGGGCACCTCGTCGTCGAGCCTGGTGAGCAGATCAGCCTTCGTGGGCATCATCCCTCCCGAGATCGGGGAACATCGCACCGGCGTGCGTCTCGACGATCGCCAGGGCGATCGCCTGTCGTCGGGTGTCGTCGAGCCCACCCCACCAGCGATGCGCCAGCCGTAGCCCGAGAGCCAAGGCGGTGCCCGCAGCGGCCACGAGCAGCGCCACCACGCCGACACCGTAGCCCAGCGACACGACCGTCGGTGGGACGTCGCTCACTTCCCACAGCCGCACCCGCCGATCTTCGTGGCGACCCAGACGTCGCCCGCCGCGGTCGTGGCGTGCCAGACGTTGCGGGTCGGTGATGCCAGGTCGACGAGCTCGGCCTCGAGGATCGGGATGCCTTGGCGGGTGAAGACCCTCGCCGTGCCTCGTGAGACGACGAAGCGGTGCAGCTCGTAGGTCTCGGCTCCGACGACGACGTCGGCCTTCAGCAGCGACAGATTGCGGGTCCCGGGCATGGGCGAACCCTACCGTCCCGGCCTGGCGAGGCCTGCGACGCTCGTGCCCACCGCGCTCGACGTTGTGAGCCCGCCCGTCGATCGCTGAAGGAGATCCCAGGCTCCCGACAGAGCATCGACCTGATCGTCGTGGTTCCCGTTCGGGAATTCCTCGAGCTCGTCGAGCAGCCCGAGGTTCCACGAGCCTCGCACGATCGACACCCTGCCCTGCTCGGCTGCGGCGGCCACGATCTCGGCACGGGTCTCCTTCGGGCCGGTGGGGCGGTGGCCTTCGACTCGGGAGATGCCCGAGACCTGCCGCTTGTAGTGGGCGACCTGGCTCTTCCCCGCCGAGCCCGGTTCCTGCTCGATGCCGACCCGGCGAAGGCCGTCCTCTCGGGCGAGCTCGATGATGCGGTCCTCGACCTTGCCGGGCTGCAGCCTGAAGCGGGCGACGTGCTCGATGCAGTAGCGGGCCGGGCGTTGGCCGTTGTCGATCGACACGAGAGCGCCGCACGTCCAGTCGGGGTCGGGGTTCATCTCGCTCGGCTCGGTGGCGGCGAGATCCCAGTACCGGACCCGGCTGACCTTCGGGCCCGTGGGCGCCTGCTCGACGAAGTCGAACCAGCCACGCTGGAACGTCTCGCCGGTGTCGGCCAGCAGCTCAGCGTGGAGCTCCTGACGCCCGAGCCTCGTGCCTTCGTACCGCTCGACGACACGCTGGCGGTAGCTGGGCGCCAGGTTGTGCAGGTTCTCGTAGGTCGATCCGGTCGTGACGATCATGCGGGGGTCGTCGAGCAGCTCACGGATGAGCCGCACGTTGCGGGGCGTGCCCGTGACGCAAGCGCGCGGGTCGGGGTCGAGGCGCAAGCCGAAGAGCGCCATCGCCATCGTCGTGTCCTCGCCGAGCCCGTCCTTGGCGTCGCGGAACGTGCCGGGCTCGTCGGCCCAGAGCCCATGATGCTGCGGGCCTCGAAGGCGGCGGGGTTTCTCGCTGCTGAAGAGCTTGTACCGGGTGCCGTTGGCGAGGGTGAGCTCGCCGAGCGAACGGTTCCACGAGTCGTCCACCGAGCCGTTCACGAGCTCGGATGGCGCCAGGGACGACAGCAGGCCGCTCTCGCCTTCGACCATGGTGTCTCGGGCGTCGGCGAACGTCTCGCCCACGAGCGCCCACCTGACCCCGTGGCCCATCTTGGCGGCCAGGGTTCGAGCCCGCTCGATCGACCATTCTGCGCCCGTGCGGGTCTTGCCCCATCCTCGGCCCGTGCAGATCACCCACGCCAGCCACTCGCCGTCGGGTTCGCCCTGCTCGGGGCGGCGCACGACCGTCCAGTCCCGCTCGAGGATCAGAGCGAGCTCGTCGCCGTCGCACGTCGCCAGGTAGGCGGCCCGTTCGTCGTCGTCGACTCGGGAGAGCCAGTCGAGTCTGCTCTCACCCACGGGTGCGGCCTGCCTTCGTCGGATCGGCCCCTAGAACGGCGTCTCCCGCTGTGCGGCGGGTCGGATGCCCGATCACCGGGCGGGGCGTCTGGGGCGCATCTCGGGGGTGTTCCATGTGGAACATCGGCGCTAGTTGAGCTGGGCGCCTTCGAGGCGGGCCCGGTGCTCGTCGAGGCTGGCGGCGACACGCTGGCGCAGCTCGCCGAGGTCGAGCTCGACGGGCCCACCTTCGGCGCCTGTCACTTCGTGGCGGGTTCGTCGGCCGTACTTGTCGGGGTAGCGGCGCTCGAGCTTCCACGCAGCGGCCTGCCATGAGCGTTCGATGGTCGTGACCTCTTCGACGGTCATCTCGACGGTGCCGTCTGGCTTGGTGATCGTCTTCTCCCGTCGGGTGGTGCGTTCGTAGCCCTGGGCGGCCTCTTGGATCAGGCCGAGCAGGTAGACCTCGCTCTCGGCTCGTGCTCTTTCTACGTCCCGCCAGAGCTGCCAATAGTCGAGCTCGTCGGGGTCGACGTTCGCTTCGTCTTCGGGGTCGATGTCGGCGAGGGTGAGTCGTTCGGTCTCTTCCCGTCCTCGCTTCTGCCATCGGATGAGTGTGCGTTCGCCGATGCCTGCTGCCTTGGCGGCGACGTCGACGGTGGCCCCGGTTGCTACGGCGGCGACGATGAGGGTGTGCCGGGTAGCGGTGAGCTTCGAGGGGCGGCCGATCTTGGCGGCTGGTGGGGTCATCGTGGGTTCCCTCGGATGAAGTAGTGGCGGCCTCGGTAGCTCCACCACGAGCACGACGGGGTCGAGTAGCGCACGGGCAGCCAGCGGGCCCGCCAGTCTTGCAGCCGTTGGGCGAAGGTGGGTCTCACGGGTTCGTCTCGATGCGTAGGGCGGGCATGCACGGGTCGAAGCCGTCGTGCTCGAAGGCGTCGGACTCGTCGGGTGTGAGGGGTAGGCCGTCGTGCATGGCGCAGAACGCCGCGACGATCCATCCCTGCTCGTACCCGTCGGCGAGCCACGCCTCGAAGGATGGGGCGGTCATCGGAGCACCTGCCCGATGGTGTCGAGGTCGGCGGGGCGCCAGAGGTACGCCTCGACGGCGCCCGTCGATGCCTGGGCGACCTGGGCGAGGTCGGCGAGCCATGCGGCCTGCGCTGGGCGAAGTCTGCCGGTGCGGCGCTTCAGCTCGGCGAAGATGAGGCGGCCACGGCGCACGAGGATCAGGTCGGGGAGCCCGGCACGGTTCAGGCGGGAGTCGTGGTCGTGGAAGACCCGCCACCCCAGCACTTCGGCGAGATCGACGACGGTGCGCTGGAGCTGAGCCTCGGTGATGGCGTCCTCGAGGCGCTCGGCGGTGGTCAGGCGGCGGGTCACGTCGCACCCCGGGCGAGGGCCATGAATTCGGCACGGGCCTCGGGCTGGTCTCGGAAGCAGCCTCGCACGTCGCTCGTGACCATCGGAGCGACCTTGGCGACGCCTCGGCTGCTCATGCACGAATGCGTGGATTCGATGAGGACGGCGACCCCGGCTGGGCGCAGATGGGTGTCGATGGCGTCGGCGATCTGGCGGGTCATGCGCTCCTGAACCTGCAGGCGCCGGGCGTAGCAGTCGACGAGGCGGGCGAGCTTCGACAGGCCGACGACGAGGTCCTTCGGGACGTAGCCGACGGTGGCGTGCCCGACGAAGGTGAGCAGGTGGTGCTCGCACAGCGACACGAACGGGATGCGGCGCACGACGATCATCTCGTCGAAGTCGACGTCGAAGACGGTGGCGAGGATGTCGGCGGGGTCCTCGAGGTAGCCGCACGTCATCTCGCCGAGCGCCTTCACCACCCTGCGTGGGGTGTCTCGGAGGCCGTCGCGGTCGGGGTCTTCGCCGATGGCCTGAAGGAGTCGCACGACGGCGTCCTCTGCTGGGGTCTCGCCGCGCTCCCACGGGAAGACGAGCCAGCCGTGCCTCATGCCCCAGTCGTGCATCATCAAGAAGGCGATCGCCTGGTTGGCGTGCTCGCTGATGCCCGCCGGCAGCCATCGGGACAGACGCCGTAGGCGGCCTGTTTCCTGGGCGAACTTGCTCTCAAAGGCCCGAGCCGCCTTGTGCCGCTCAAGGATCCGCTTGCCCTCCTGCGAGTAGTAGAGCCGGATGCCGCGAATGAGCTGCTTCTCGCCAACGACGGGCCACAACGTCTGCACCACTTGGAATCGGTTGATGACAGCGAACCGGACGGTCTGCAAGTGCCGCATG